CAGAAGAACGTTCTGTGGGACGTGTGTTCTATGTTACCAGTGACCAATTTGGTAACTTTAACGTTGGACCTTACTTCCGAGTTGACCAAGGTACAGGTCGAGTAACATTCTCCGCAGCGATTGCATTGAGTAACTTGGACGGTTTAGGATTTAAACGTGGTGTTCCTATTGCTGAATTCTCAACAGACTCTGGTTTTACAGATAACGCTGTTGATACAGTTCCAACAGAAAACGCAACAAGAATTTATCTCGAAAGACGTCTTGGTGTAACACACAACGGCGCAATTGTAACAGATACACAATTAATTCCACCTATCACAGGCGGCTATATGGCACTAAGTGGCCAGCTGGCTATGAAAGGTATTATGGACATGGATCAACACAAAATTATTAATGTGACTGATCCAGTTAATCCACAAGATGCACTTAACTTAAGAAGTTTAACATTTGATAACTTACAGAACTTTACATTTACAGATTTAGAAGCAAATCAGATTCTTGTGTTTACTGGTGTAGATAGAGAAGCTATCAATGCTACCATCGTAGGCGATATTACATTTAATATTGATTCAACAGCAAACACAATTGATGCACAGATTGAACCTGATGTTATTATAAACGCTGACATCAACAGTGCAGCTGGTATTGAACAAAGCAAACTAGATATGCAACTTGCAGTTACGGCTGCTGCTGCACCAACTGGTGATGCTGCTACAATTCAAGCTGCTAGTGGTTTAGCAAGTTTTGATAATGCTCAGTTTACAGTAAGTAATGGATGGGTAACACTATCGACTAATGGCGTTCCTAAAACTGCACTTGCACAAGTTGGTCCTCAAAGTGTACTTGGTAATGCTGGACTTACAACAGCCAATGCTGCTGATGTAACATTTACAACATTAGTAGATGCAGGCGGTGCAGTTAAAAAATCACAATACACAGGAACAGGTTTCTTAAGAAGAACAAATGCTGCAAGTAATACAGCAGATGTTGACTACGGAATTATCGAAGCAAGTGCTGCGTATACAGGTGCAGGCGATAACAATAAACTGATCCAACGTGATAGTAATGGTGACTTCGCTGCAAGAATTGGTGACTTACAACAACTTAACCTAGACGGTATGGAAGCAGTTGACAGTGGTACTACAAGTGGTAGTGCTGGCTTCTTAAGAGTTCATACTTATGGTGGACCAGGCGGTTCAGGAAGTGGTGGTATCTATCTAAATGATGGTTCATTGGCTGCGGACAAGAGATCAGAATATTGGAACGACCAACACATATTTAAAACTCAAAATGGTTTGGCAAACGCTCCTATTGTTTCATCAGTAGTACAAACACTTGCACTAACAACAGGTGGTAATACCACTGCTGGAACAGTAACTGGTAGATGGACACTAACGGGTAGCACACCTAACGAATCAAGATTTGAAGCAACATACTCAGCGGACGTTGCGGAATACTACGAAGGCGATAAGGAATACGAAGTAGGAACAGTTCTAGTATTTGGTGGTGATAAAGAAGTTACAACTTCAAACAAACAAGGTGATACTAGAGTAGCAGGTGTTGTTTCAAATACAGCAGCATACGTTATGTACTCAGCTTGTCCTGGATTAAAAAATCTAGTAGCACTAACAGGAAGAGTTCCATGTAAAGTTGTTGGTAAAATTAACAAAGGTGATATATTAGTTAACTCAGGAATACATGGAGTTGCAATAGCATCTAAAGATCCTAAACCAGGAACCATTGTAGGTAAGGCTATAGAAAATTATGACAGCGACCATATTGGTAAAATTGAAGTAGCGGTAGGGAGAAACTAATGGCATATTCAAGTAATGTAAGTCCAGGCAATCCACCGCTTAATTGGGGCAAATTAAAAACCGCTCTTGACCAAATCAATGAAAACTTTAGTTTACTAGGATCATCACTTGCTCAATATGCGAAAACAACTATTAGTAATATCGATCAAAGTAATCCAGTAAAAGTAAGTTGTACTGAAGCTCATTCATTAACATCAGGTCAAGAAGTTACTATTAACTTAACAGGTGTTAGCCAACTAGATGGTAATACCTATTATGTTAGAGTAGACAGTGATAATGAAGTATTACTTTACTCTGATGCAGATTTAACTGCTGCTGTTGATGGAACTGCATACGATGTTTATCCATCCGGCGGTGGAGAAATACAAGGCTTCTCTCCGTTCGCAAGTGTAGACTACGAAAACTTTAGACACAATATTATTCCGGCAGATACTGGAGATTTAGTTTTAGGTACATTTGCAAAAGAATTTAAAGAACTACATATTTCTGAAGCATCAGTTGTGCCAGGATCAGAAAACAATGGCTTATGGTTAGGACTTGCAAAAGTACAAGGTATAGGCACAATTGTAGATTTACCGTTAGGTTCAACAGTTGATGGAAAATTAATTATTAACCCTGACTGTACATTCTTTAAGAGTGTTGAAATTGATAACGGTGATAGAATTGTTGCTGACGAATTCGTTGATACTATCAACTTAATAAGTGGTACTGCTATCCAACTTACAGCAGATAGTGGTGCTGAAGCAATTACAATTACAAACACAGGTGTTACACAAAATATAGCTGGTACTGGTATATCAGTAAGTTCTGCAACAGGAAACGTAACAGTAACTAACACCGGTGTTGTTAGCCTTACTAACAGCACAAGTTTACCATCAGGACTGTCAGCAGGAACAGGTATTTCTGTAAGTTCAGCTGCTGGTAATATTTCTATTACTAACACAGGTATTGTTTCCAACCTAGCAGGATTTGGTATCACAGTGTTTACTGATACTGCAACAGGTGAAAGTACAATTACAAACAATGCACCTGCTGTTCCTACATTCCAAACATTTGCAGTACAAGGACAACCAGGTGTAAGTCCAGATAACACAGCTGACACAATTGAGTTTGTCGAGGGTTACGGTATTAGACTAACCACTGATGCAGCAAATGATAAGATTACTTTTGATGTAGATAATAGAATTGATATTATAGGTTCAGTATTTGCTGACGATTCATCTGTTATGGTTGACGCCATAAACAATGAACTTTATGGAACTATTAAGAGTACAAACTGGCAAGCAGTCAGTGACAGTTACTTAACTATTGCAAACGGTGGTGCAACTGGTCCTGGACCTATTCAAATTGTTGCTTCTGCAAATTTAGATCTTTCAGCAGGAAGTTCTTACAACATTAATGCAACTAGTAACATTAATGCACAGGCTGGAATCACAGGTGACTTGGTAGGTAGTGTGTTCGGTGACGATTCAACTAAAATTGTTGATGCTGTCGAAAATAAAGTTTACGCAGAGTTCTTCGGTAATATAACTGGAGATGTTACAGGTAACGTTGTTGGAAACTTAACTGGAAATGTTACAGGTAACGTTGGAGGGAATGTTACAGGAAACCTTACAGGAAATTCAACAGGCTATCATACAGGAGATGTAACAGGAAGTGTGTTTGCACAAGATTCAACACTGTTAGTTGATGCTGTTGATGGAAAGATTGTTGGTCCTATTCTTTCAGATAATATTAGAGGATCGTTTATTGGAACTGTATTTGCTGATGACTCTAGTTTAATAATCAACGAACTAGGAGAAATAACCTATACAGCAACTACTCCTGGAGACTGGAATGGAACTGCTCCGGTTAATATAGGTGAAGCAATTGATAGATTAGCCACACTGGTCAAATCATTGAACGGTGGAACGGGAGCGTAAGATGGCAAAACTAACAGTAAACATTGGAACTTCCGCAAACGACAGAACAGGAGACAATCTACGCACAGCGTTTAACAAGATTAACCAAAACTTTGATGAACTATATATTGGGCCTCCACAACTTACGCAGGCTGAAATAGATGCACTCACACCAGTTTTTGGTATGATGGTTTACAATACAACAACAGGAAAATTTCAAGGTTATGCTGCTGATGCAAATAATGACAGTGCAGCGGGGTGGGCAGATCTCCACTAAATATAGATATAGGAAGCGAAATGGCAACGATACAAACAATTAATGTAGGAAACTTGGTAAACGATGGTCTTGGTGATGATCTAAGAACCGCGTTCCAGAAGGTTAATGCTAACTTTGCTGACCTTAATGCAGGACTTACTATTACTGCATCCAATGTTGGTAATGCTGCCGGCATATTTAAGGCGAAGGTCAATAACGACTTACAATTTAAA